CTGGATCATATGCAGAATTTTTCGCAAAAGAGTTTGCAAAAGAGTTTGGCTGGCCACCAGGTGGCACGCAGCCCGCCGATCTTTGGTATGACGTTCTCTACTATGGGAGAATAGACGAAAAGCAAAGAGCGATTTATATTCCTGACCGGCTTATTTCGACAAGGCTAAGCACCCTTCCGAGCGAAGAAAGCGACGAGTTTGCTTTAGACTTTGTTTCTACAGCGTATGGAGAGTTCCTTGCTTATGTCAACAGGGCAAAAATGATGGGACGCCTCAGCCCGGGCGGATTCCTTAGGACACTTGAAGTAAAACGCGGATGGGAGAGCGTGGACCGAGTACTAGCGGCACATTGGGGCGCGGTGAGAAGCCTGTTTAGCCTACATCTTGAAAACATGGACCTTCACAAGAAAATTAACAATTTCAAAGACTACGTTCATCAATTTCAGAGGTTTGTTTTGGAATATGGAAACGATATGCCAATTACAAGAACGGGGTTTGTAACGTCAAATTGGTGCCCTCAAAGAGTTTCAGGCTTGATGATTGAGCTTGATACACCAGACCACGCTGATGATGAAGTAAGAGACAAGTATCTTTCGGATCCCAATTTTACATTTTACAAGATAGCTACTAAAAAGTTTGGGTTTATGATTGATAAATATGCGCCATGGCGAATTATAGCAGACATTAGTTCATATCCAATGCAAAAGTATATGGTTGGAGATTCAGAAAATGCTAGACTTGAAAAAGAGGGGGTGACAACGGACCTCGGAACCAGCGTGGATAGGTGGAACCACCCGTTTTTGAAATTTAAACCAGGGACAGCCACAAATCTTTTTTCTACTTGGTTCAAATATGGTGCTGGTGATGGCCTTCGTTCCCATGGCTATTATAGGAGAAGTTATGAGACTGACATAATAGAACTATATTATAATTTAGCAAAAAACTATAATGAATATGTAACCGCTTTGCCCTTTTTATCGAAAAAGGTTGTTTCAAAATGCCATGGCGGGCTTGTTTCTGTGGAACCTTTGCCTCGCCGCGAACCCGTTGATCTAAACCCGTTTGAAAGAAAGATGACCTTTTCGCTCGGTGTGGTCTTTACAGAGGGTCAAGCCAAACAAAAGTGGTCGACCGTTAAAAGACACGATTATATAATGTATCATACTGCGGCCCATCCAAAGATGGCTGAACACATCGACGAAATTGCAAGCATGACAAATTCCTCAACTTATGATATATTAAAAGGATATTTTGAAATAAGATTAGCTGAAGAGAACATTAAAATGACCAGGCATGATTTAAAACAAAACCTTCTTAAAATCAAAAAATTATCCAAATCTTATGCATCAGGTTTGGCCTATATTGACAAAAAACTCAGGCAACTGCAGCCAAATCTTGCTTTTTCTCTTGACATTTCGCAAAAAAATGGTACACTAATAACTAATGGTGCTCCAGCCCCACAAGGCCCGTCTGGCGGGACAACTGGTGGCGGAGGGTATTAGTAGGAGAAACCTTGTATTTTCAAGCGCTTGACAGCAAAGACGAATGTATCGGCATTTACTTAAATGGAGAACTTTATTATGGTAACATTCCTGAAGGAATTACTAAGACTTGGGCTTATTCGCCTTATTTGTCTGGTAGAGAAGTGGAATACGCTAACCTCTACTGTATGGGCAGAGATTTGGAGGATGTTGTGCCCTCCGCTTACGCCGACCGCTGGGAGACAATTCAAGACAAGCTGAAGGCCTATTTCAGGTCTTTTGGCGAAGCAAAGGTGGACTTAAACGAGAACTGTTTTTTTGAACTCGTTCCCGAAAGGTTTTTGCTTGAGTTTTGTGAGATCAAAAATAAAATAACAGAATCTGTTTTAGAGAATTACGAAAAGCCCGAAAATTATGAATTCATGCTAGGTTTGACAAAGGTTGTCGAGAACATAAAACGTAGAAAACTAAATATCGACGTTTCCAACATGAAAACTCGCCTTTTTGAATTTAAAGCTAGGCAATGGAAAGACAAAATCGTTCATGGCTCCCCTTATATTTCATATGATGTATATGGAACAAAGACTGGACGCATGACAACAAAAAAGAACAGCTTTCCCATTCTCACGCTTCCAAAAGAGTATCGCTCGGTTATAAATCCGACAAACGACTGGTTTGTGGAATTAGACTTCAACGCAGCCGAGCTAAGAACCCTTCTTTCACTAGCTGGAAGAGAACAGCCAGAAGGTGATATTCACAATTGGAACATCGAGAATGTCTTCAAGGAGGCTATGAGCAGAGAAAAGGCAAAAAAGAGTATTTTTGCATGGCTTTACAATCCAAACATGAAACATCCTGCGGAAAAAGTGTATAATAGAACTTCTGTGTTGAACAAGCACTGGGACGGCAGCAAAATTGAGACAATATATGGCCGAGAGATTGAAGCAGACAGGCACCACGCTTTAAATTATGTTATTCAGAGCACTACGAGTGACTTGTTTTTGAGAAGGATGATAGAAGTAAATGAACTCCTTAAAAACAAAGAATCCCATATAGCATTTTGTATTCATGATAGTTTAGTTATCGACCTTAAGGACGAGGAGAAAGATATAATACCAGAAATTAAAAAAGTGTTTTCTGACACAGAACTAGGTAAGTTTAAAGTTAATTTATCTGCTGGAAAAAACTACGGAGAGATGAAGGAGCTAAAAGTATGAAAAAATATAATAAATTGGTACGAGACAAGATTCCCAGGATCATAAAAGATCAAGGCCGAACCCCAATATACCACACTGCAGACTTGACAGAGCACAAACAAAGATTGTATAATAAGATGGAAGAAGAGCTTCAGGAGTTTCAAGAGACACCTTGCGTAGAAGAGATTGCCGACATGTATGAGGTCTTATTAGCAATTGCAGAGACACATGGGATTGATATATATGATATTATACTTACTGCCAATAGAAAGCGAGAAGAGCGAGGCGGCTTCTGCGCAGGCTTTGTGTTAGAAACGGTGGATAAATAAAATGGAGACTATCATCGGCCTAGGACAAGCAGGCTGCGCTATCGCAGACAAGTTTGCCGCAGAATATAAACAATATGATGTTTATAAAATAGACGCAGGAATGGATACCTTCCCTCAAAAGAATGTATACAACATGCCATGGCAGCCCGGACCCGAGGAATACGAAGCGAACTGTCCCGATCTGAGCGATTTTTTCAAAAAAGTTTCTGGAGAGGTTCTTTTTGTTCTTGGAGGCTCTGGAAATGTCAGTGGCACAACTCTGAGAATTTTAGAGTATTTAAAACACTGCGACATTAATGTGTTATATATCAGGCCAGACGTAGAGTTGCTATCTGGCATAAAGGAAAAGCAGGAGTGGGTAGCTTTCAATGTTTTGCAGGAATACGCTCGTTCTGGAGTGTTCAAAAGACTCTGGCTCGTAGACAATGCTATGGTAGAAGAAATACTGGGCGAAGTCCCAGTCATCGGCTATTACGATAGACTTAATAACACGATTATTGCAACACTTCACATGATTAATGTATATAACCACAATGAGCCGATCAACGACACCTTTTCTGGTATACACGAGACTCACAGAATCTCAACGATTGGAATAAGTGACATAAAAGATGGCGAGCCAAAACTATTTTTTCCTCTTAAAAAAATCTCAGATATGAGGTATTATTATGCAATCAACAACCAAAGGCTCAAAACAGATGGGAAGCTTTTTGCGAAGATAAAAAAACAGGTCACCGAGCGTGCTGAAGAGGAGTTGAAAACAAGTTATGCTATTTTTTCCACCAGCTATAATAACGATTATGTATATATGGTTTGCAGCACACCTATAATCCAGGGCCCCGAACCTGAAGATGAAAAAAAATAATTTTTTGCTTGACTAAACAGATTAAATTTGATATGATTATTAAATCAGCAAAGTGAAAGATTCGTCACTTTGACTTTACCTAACAAAAGGAGAAAATATGGGTATCGATTACGATAAAATTAAACAAAGGTTAACTAACCTGCAAAATAAAGGCAAAGGCGGGGATTCCGTTTTTTGGCGTCCACAAGAAGGAGAGAACGTTGTTCGCATCGTTCCTACCGCCGATGGAGATCCATTCAAGGATTTCTGGTTTCACTATAATATTGGTGAGGCACCGCCTTTTCTTAGTCCGAATAAAAACTTTGGCGAACCAGATGCGATTTCAACTTTCGTTCGTCAACTTTTTGATGAGGGCACCGAAGATAGCATTAAGATGGCAAAGCATCTTTTGCCACGTCAACGGTTTTTCGCACCAGTGATGGTGCGTGGCGAGGAGCACCTGGGTGTTCGCGTCTGGGGTTTTGGTAAGATGGCTTATGAAAAGCTTCTTGCCCTCGTGTTGAACCCGGAGTATGGTGATATTACAGATCCCGAAGAAGGGACGGATCTGGTTGTCAACTACGGTAAGCCAGCAGGAGCACAGTTTCCGCAGACTTCGATCACCCCCCGCCGACGTTCCTCTCCTCTTTGCGAGGATGGACCCGAGAAGTGCCGAGAACTTCTCGAAAGCATTCCAGATTTCAGCAATCTCTTTGAGCGCAAAAGCGTAGAGGACGTTGAAAAGATCTTGGATGCATATCTCTCCGGAGATGAGTCCGCAGAAGCGCGCTCAACAGAGTCGACCAAGTATGATAATAAAAGTACTGGGGAGACTAGTGATGTCGAGACAGCGTTTAAGGATCTGCTGAGTAACTAGGCAAAAACCGCAGGGAGGCATGGGTTTACAGATGCCTCAATTTTAACAAAAGGAATATTATAACATGGCTAAGATTACAAAAGCTACAAAAGCAACAAACGGACATAATGTGAGAATACATTATAAGGGAACATTGGACGATGGAACTGTTTTTGACGATTCCAGAGTACGCGAGTCAACATTGGATTTTGAACTAGGGACAGGAAACCTGATCCCCGGATTCCAGGAAGCAATTGTTGGCATGAAGAGGGGGCAAACAAAAACTTTTACGGTTGACTGCGAAAGCGCATACGGACAACCTGATCCTGCTGCGGTTGTTAAGGTGCCTAAAGAGGCCTTCTCTCCGGAGCACTCCTTTTCTGTTGGAGACCCAGTTATGGGCACTTCGCCAGATGGACAATCAATTAGAGCAGTGGTCGCCTCGGTTGAGGACGACGGCCTTTTGCTGGACCACAATCACCCGCTAGCGGGAAAAGACCTTATCTTTGAAGTAGAATTGGTCGAAATACAAAAATAAATTATAAAGGAAAACTCAATGGCTAAAAAGCAAAAAGCGGGACGTTTATCTATTGCAGATATGCGCAACATGATAAACAAAAAAGCAGGGCTTTCAGTCGCTCACAATCTGAAAGAGAAGAACCCCACAGAAGTGACAGAGTGGATCCCAACTGGTTCTAGATGGCTAGATTCCATAGTCTGCCGCGGCCAGTTAGCTGGAGTACCAGTTGGTAAGGTTGTAGAGATCGCCGGCCTGGAAGCCTCAGGAAAGAGCTACATGGCAGCGCAGGTTGCAGCCAACGCCCAGAAAATGGGCATCGATGTGGTTTACTTTGATTCAGAGTCAGCCATTGATCCAACGTTTCTTGAACGAGCGGGCTGTGATATATCACGTCTTTTATATGTACAAGCTCAGAGCGTTGAGTTCGTCTTGGAGACTATTGAAGATCTTCTAGGAAGTAACGATAGTCAGATGTTGTTCATTTGGGACAGCCTTG